CGGATGCCGAGGCGGTTCAGTTCCGCCTGCAGTTGACGGAGACCCCCGGGTTCGTCAACTGCAGGCGGAACTGAACCGCCTCGGCATCCGCGACAGGCGAGGCCGGCCCCTGGATGTCGACGGACGACTCGGCCCGCTGACCACCGAGGCGGTCAAGGCCGCCCAGCGTCGCCTAGGACTGCCGGCCAACGGGCACGTGGATCCGGCGATGCTGAGCCGACTCAAGGACTCCCCCTCACCAAGTGCGAGGAAGGCCAAGAAGAAGTGCGTATGTCGCTCGCTGTGCTTCTGTGACCTGTCCCGGGCCATGTCCAGCGCCGACGTCAACGACCTATCCGATGAGGCCTTCGCCTACATCGAACCTGGCGGCTCCAGGGACTCCTCGGGCCGCACCGTTCCCCGCTCCCTGCGGCACTTCCCCGTCCATGACGCCGCACACGTGCGCAACGCGCTGTCCCGGGCCCCGCAGTCCCCGTTCGGAGACAAGGCCATGCCGAAGATCCGCGCCGCGGCCAAGAAGATGGGTATCGCCATGTCCGACGACGGGATCCGCTCGTCCCTGTTGTACAACCGGATCTTCCCCCTCGACGACATCAACATCCAGCGCTCCGGCGACGGACGGACCGTCGAGGCGTACGCGGCGATGTTCGACTCGCCCTACGAGGTGCGCGACGAGCACGGGCACTACTACGAGTCCATCCATCGGGCCGCGTTCGACCGGACCCTTCGTGGCAACAGTGGAGCGAAGGCGCTGTGTGTCTACAACCACGGCATGACGCTGCACGGCACCCCGGACGGCATGGCGTCGATCCCACTCGGATCACCACTGGAGATTCGACCTGACGGGCGGGGGCTGCTGACCGTCACCCGCTACAACAAGGGGCCCTTCGCCGACCAGGTGCTGGAGTCGATCCGCAACGGTGACATCAAGGCCCAGTCCTTCCGTGGGCGGATCATCCGCTCCGACCCGTCCGGGCCCATACCCCGCCAGCGGCTGGGAATGGCCCTGCCCACCATCACCCGCTTCGAACTCGGCCTGTCCGACTACGGCCCGACCCCGATCCCGGTCAACGCCGGGGCGGAGATCCTTGCCGTTCGATCCATGGCCGATCTCGTCGCGGAACTGGAGTCACTCGACGCTGACGAGCGCTACGAGTTGCTCCGCCACCTCGCACCGTCCACTCCCGACGAGGACCCGGACGACGACGAGGAGTACGAGGAAGACCTCGACTCGGAAGAGGACGAGGACGACACCGCCACCCCCGACGATTCGGGGCCCGGCGCCGAGGACCCGCCAGTGAAGGCACTCCGGTCGGCAGCAGACATCGCTCGACGTATCCGCGTCGAGCAGATCCTGAGGGGAATGTAAGTGAACCGTCTGCTGGAAGTGGACAACGAACTCAAGCTGGTCAACGACCGGCTGGAGCAACTCAAGGCGATGCCCGACCCCGAGGGCGACGAGGCGACCCGGTCCAAGGTCCTCGCTGACCGCGACACCGAGATCGACGACCTCATCGGCCGCTGGGATTCGCTGCAGGCCGAACGCGGGCCGCTGCTGGTGCGGGCCCAGAAGCTGCAGGACGTGACCGCCGCGGCGCGGGACATGGCCAAGGTGGAGGTCGGCGACGGCTCGCGCTATCTCGGTGGTGTCGGGCCGAGCGTCGGCAAGCAGGTCGACCCGTTCGACACCGACCCGCGCGAACTGTCGCGGTCCGAGGTGATCTCCCGGGCCCAGACGTTCATCGACAACGAGAAGCGCGTGCCGATCCGCGACGACGCGAAGGAGCACCTGCATCACCTGGTCACCCGCTCGCTGGAGGCCGACGAGGACGAGCAGTTCGACGGCTCGTACATCGCCCGGCGGATCCTGCTGACCGAGCACAAGGCCTACCGCAGCGCGTTCAAGAAGTACCTGCGCCTGGGTGGCCTGGCGCAGTACAACGCCGACGAGCAGCGGGCCATCGCCGCGTTCCAGGACCACGAGCTGCGCCGTGCCGCGTCGGAGAACACCACCACCGCCGGCGGCTTCGGCGTGCCGGTGATCATCGACCCGACGATCCTGATCACGTCAGGCGCGATCGATGCCCCGATGCTGCGGGTCTGCAGCATCGAGCAGGTCACCAACAACATCTGGAAGGGCGTCAGCTCGGCCGGCATGTCCTGGTCGTACGACACGGAAGCCGCCGAGGTGTCTGACGACACCGCGACCCTGGCTCAGCCGTCGGTGACCGTCCACATGGCTCGGGGCTATATCCCGTACTCGATCGAGGTCGGGCAGGACTACCCCGGCTTCGCCATGGAGATGGGCAAGCTGCTCAACCAGGGCTACACCGACCTGATCGCGGTCAAGACCATGACCGGGTCGGGCTCGGGTGAGCCGTTCGGCATCTTCACCGCACTGGACGCCAACACCTTCGATGAGGTCACCCCGACCACCGACGGCTCCTTCGGGGGCGTCGACGTGGTCAAGGTGTGGAACGCGCTCCCGGAGCGTTACCGGGGCCGGGCGACCTGGTTCATGTCGGTGCACGTCGAGTCGGCGATCCGCCAGTTCGCCTCGGCGGCCGGGTCGTCGTCGAGCTACTTCACCGTCGACCTGACCGCCGACGGTGTGTCCCGGATCAACGGCCGGCCGGTCATCGTGACCGACTACGCGCCGACGTTCTCCGGGTCGGTGCCGGGCACGACGGGGGCGCAGAACATCCTCGCCGTGGGCGACGCCAGCAACTACAAGTGGGTCCAGCGCGCCGGCATGTCCGTCGAGCAGGTCCCGATCGTCATCGGGTCGAGCCAGCGTCCCACCGGCCAGCGGGGCATGTTCGCGTGGGCCCGCAACGGCGGCGACTCGATCAACGATTTGGGATTCCGCCTCCTCCAGAATCAGTGAGTGGTTCTGTCAGCCTAAATCGATGACCGTTCAGGCTGCCTGTGCCACCCGCAGTCATCCCAGATCTCGCGTGGCCGGAACCGATGAGCCCGACAACGTGGTGACCGCGCACTGGCGCTGCAACCGCGACAAGCGCAACCCGTCTACCGCTCTAACTCCCGGCGCCCGTTGGATGGGCGGGCGCCGGGACCCATCCGCACCCGTCCGGAGGAACTCCCGTGGACTACGTCTACAGCAACAACGACGGCAGGGTGCTCAACAACGCCACCGGCGGCAGCGTATGGCTGCAGCCGGGCGACGTGTGGTACGCCGACGACCCGTTCGTACTCTCCCGACCGGAGCTGTTCTCGGCGACTCCGACGGTCGTGCACTCGACGCAGGGCCGCGAGCCCCTGCCGGCGACGCCGGTGGAGGTTCCCCGCAAGGCGCGCGCCCGTGGTTAAGGTCGCGGTCGGCTACGTGCACGACGACGCGGGCCGGGTGACTTCCTTCGAGGACTCGCTGGCCGCGCTGATCGCCTTCGACCGCGCCAACGAAGGGCTGCTGAGCCACGACCAGAGTCGGATGACCGTGCGGTACGGCACTGATGGTCTGCCGGCGGCGCGCAACACGATCGCGGCCCGGCTGGTCACCTCAGACGTGGACTGGTTGCTGTGGGTCGACACCGACATGGGGTTCGCGCCCGACGCGCTGTACCAGCTCCTGGTCGCTGCCGACCCCGAAACCCGGCCGGTGGTGGGTGGGCTGTGCTTCGCGCAGCGCCAGTACGCCCACGATGGGCTGAACGGGTACTGGACGAAGCCGCTCCCAACGGTCTACGACTGGCGGCCGGACGAGAACGGCACGCCGCAGTTCGCGTCGGTGCCGCTGTATCCGGTCAACGCCCTGGTTCGTTCCGCTGCGACGGGATCGGCATTCGTGCTGGTGCACCGCACGGTGTTCGAGAAGATCGCCGAGGAGCACGGCCCGACCTGGTACGACCGGATGCCCGGCGCGGACGGACGGCTGCTCGGTGAGGACATCTCGTTCTGTGCCCGCGCCGCCACGGTCGGGGTGCCGATCCACGTACACACCGGCGTGCGCACCTCTCACTTCAAGTCCCGCTGGCTGTCCGAGCCGGACCACTGGCGCGCCTACAACCCGCCGCCGGCCACGGATGAGGTGGCGGTCATCGTGCCCGTTCTGCGTAGACCGCAGAACGCCGAGCCGTTCATGCGCTCGCTGCGGGCAAGTACCGGCCTGGCCCGGGCCTACGCGATCTGCGAGCCCGACGACGAGCAGACCGCCAAGGCGTGGGGTTCGGCCGGCGCCAACATCATCTGGGGCGACGACGAGCGGGTCTCGGGGACTGAAGCCGTCGCGCACACCTTCGCCGAGAAGGTCAACCTCGGCTACCGCCAGACAGGCTTCCACAACGAACCGTGGCTGTTCCTGACCGGTGACGACGTGAGGTTCCATGCCGGCTGGCTCGACCACGCCCAGCACGTCGCCGACGCGCTGCAGGCTGACGTGGTGGGCACCAATGACCTGGCCAACCCGCGGGTTCTGGCCGGCGACCACGGTACCCACCTGCTGGTGCGCCGCTCCTACGTGGACCAAGTCGGGGCGTCGTGGGACGGGCCGGGTGTGGTGGCGTGCGAGGCATATCACCACTGGTACGTCGACGACGAGATCGTCACTGCCGCCAAGCAACGCGGCGTGTGGCAGTGCGCCCTGGGCTCGGTGGTGGAGCACAACCATCCACTGTTCGGCAAGGGCGAGGACGACGACGTGTACGCCCTGGGCCAGTCCTTCGCCGAGGACGACAAGGCCACGTGGTTGTCGCGGCTGGCGGCCAACACGCCCGAGGCGACGCCGTGAACGTGACTTCGGATCCGTTCCCGCACCTCGTGGTCGAGGGCTGGTGGTCAGCGGAACTGCTCCAAGCGGTCCTCGCCGAGTTCCCCGATCCGGCCGCACCCGGGTGGAAGCGCTACGACGGGGACCGCGAGCGCAAGCTTGAGGGCGCCCAACGGCTGTGGGGGCCGCGCACCTGGGACCTGCTGGACGAGATCCGCCAGCGGGGCCCGGAACTGGCTGAAGCGTTCGGCCTGCCCGACCTGCACATGGAGACCGTCGGCGGCGGATACCACCTGATCGAGCCCGGCGGGCTGCTGGACGTGCACTACGACTTCAACCGCTCGCCGCGCACCGGCCGGTTCCGCCGGCTCAACCTGCTGGTCTACCTCAACGAGGACTGGCAGGACCCCGGCGGGCATCTGGAGCTGTGGGACGCCGAGAAGCGGGTCGTGGACATCGCGCCGGAGTTCAACCGGACCGCAGTGTTCGCCACGTCGGACCGGTCGTGGCACGGCCACCCCCACCCCGCGCAGCGGGTTCGCCGCAGTGTCGCGGCGTACTTCTATACCCGGGAGCCGCCGCCGGACTACGTCGGTGACCACTCGACGGTGTGGCACGCCGGAGCGTCGTCGTGATCGGGCCGGACGGCTATGGCGACGCCGAGCTTCGCAAGCACGACGACGGCCGGATCGAGGTCGTGCGCGCCGATGACGTGATCGGCATCTCGGTCGAACTCCTCGCGCAGTCCCTCGGCGCCGGCCTGTGGGTCGGAGGCGACGGGCTGCTCTGGCTGGCCGGCGATCCGCGCTATCGCTATCGACCGACGCGGTTCGTGTGCAACCTGCACGGATTGTCCGTGGACGAGGCGGTTGAGGGTGCGCGGGTGCTGGTCTGCGAGCGTGTGCCGTGAAGCTTGAATGGCGCGACGTGGTGCTGCGCGAGGGCAGTCCGGCCATCTCCACGTCCCTGACGCTGGCTGAGACCGAAGAACTCCGCCGCCTGGCCACCGGCAAGGACGTGCTGGAGATCGGCTCGGCCTACGGCTACTCGGCGATCGTCATGGCCCTGGCGGGGGCACGGGTGACCGCGGTCGATCCGCACCAACAGCTCGGTTCGCTCGGACCAATGACGGCCAACGTCCTCGCCTACGCCGTCGCGAGCCAGGTCGACATCCGTGCCGGTGAAGCACAGCGGATCCTCCCGCACCTGCAGGCCGAGTTCGATCTGGTTTTCATCGACGGAGACCACGCCGCGGCGGCGGTGGCCCGGGACGTGACGATGTCGCGGGACCTGCTGCGCCACACCGGGACTCTCGTGTGCCATGACTACGACGAGGACACCTGCCCCGGGGTTCGTGAGGCGTTGGACGCCTGGAAGGTCCCGCCAAGGCTCGTAGACACCATGGCGATCTACGGGCCCGGTGAGTGGTGAGGGTCGCCGTCGTCGGTGGCGGGATCTTCGGCTGCACCGCCGCCATCGAACTCGCCCGCGACGGTGCCCAGGTCGACCTGTACGAGCAGCGCAGCGACCTCCTTTCGGGGGCCACGGGCAGGATCCAGGCCCGCCTGCACCGGGGATACCACTACCCCTGCAGCCCCGAAACGGCTGGCGTGCTGAGGACCGCGGCGCACGAGTTCGCGTCCCGGTTCCACCCCGCGGTGCGTACCTACGCCCACCACTATGTGATCGCCCGGGACTCCAGGGTCTCCGCCGAGCAGTACCTGGCGTTCTGTGACCGGATGGCACTGCCCTACGAGGTGGTGAATCCGCCACAGGTACACGGGGCGCAGGTGTGCGTGCGCGTACCCGAGTCGCTGGTCGACGTGAACATCCTGCGCCGACTGGTCCGCGCCGAACTGTCGCGAGCAGGAGTACGGCTGCATCTCGGCCAGCGGCTCGAACCCCAGGGGTACGACCTGACCGTGCGGGCCACATACGGTCAGCCGTGGTCGCGCCCGCTGCGGTACGAGGTGTGCGAGACCGCGCTGGTAGAGGTGACGCACTACGGGGGTCAGTCGTTCGTGGTTCTCGACGGCGATCACGCCTCGCTGGACCCGCACGGCGCGGTGCACATGCTCTACGACGTGGTCAACAGCGTCCACCACGCCAACGTCGGGCACTCGCCGGAGATCCCTGAGGAGTACGTGGATCTGCTCAACCGCAGCGGTCCGGTCAGGACGCCCCTGAGCCGGCACGAGGCGATGCTGCAGACCGCGTCGAAGCACCTGCGGGGTCTTGGTCCACGAGGCCAGGGGATCGGGATCTACCACGGCTCTTGGTTCGCGGTCCGCGCGGTCCTGCCCGATGTGGACGGCACGGACGAACGACCGACGCTGGTCGAGCACGACGGTGACGAGATTTCGATCCTCGGCGGGAAGGTTGATACCGCGCTCAGCGCGGCGCGTACCGTGCGCAACCTCGCGCTGGAGCGGGTTTCGGCGTGAAGGTGTCGGTGATCACCCCGACCTGGCAACGCCAGCAGCTTCTGTTGAGCCGTTGCATACCGTCGGTCGCCGCGCAGACAGTCCTGGTGGAGCACGTGGTCGTCTCCGACGGCCCCGATCCGGGCCTGCGGGACCTACTTGCCAACCTGGATGTGGTCTACGCCGAGGTGGCCGAGCACGCCGACGACCCGTGCAACTACGGAGCCCGGGCGCGCAACCGAGGACTTGAGGTAGCCACCGGGGACCTGGTCGCCTACCTCGACGACGACAACGCCTTCCGCCCCGAGCACATCGAGCGTCTCGCCGCGGCACTGGAGCAGAACCCGGACCGGGACTTCGCGTACTCGCGGATGTACCGGCACGGCCTGGGCGACGAGATCGGCGCCGAGCCGCCACAGCACGGCACGGTGGATTCGTCGGTCCTGATGCACCGCCGCGACACCCCGGCGCGGTTCGGGCCCTGGCCGGTCCCGTCACCGTATGAGGTGGACTGGGAACTCGTGAAGACCTGGCTCGCGGCCGGCGCCACGTGGGTGTTCGTGCCCGAGGTCACCGTCGACTACTACTACAACGCGCGATGACCGACATCGCGCTCCGCGAGGCTGGCTGGAGGATCACCGGTCGGGCCCAGATCGACGAGCGCCCACCGGTGTCATGTGCTCTCACGATCTGCGCTGACGGAACCTGGTCAGCGACCCTGGCCACCTTCACCATCGCGGGCCAGGTGGATCTGTTCCTGGTCTCCGACGAGGGCGGTCACTTCTGCGGCCCCGCCTCGGTGGAGCGATCCCGCGCCGATTCCTACCCGTTCGCAATGCAGACCGACCTGGCCGGTGTCGGACCGCTGCTGGTGGTTGCGCCCGAGTCGGCTCTACCCGACCTCGACGAGATGCTCGACGCCGAGGTCGTCGAAGAGATATCCGCGCCGTGATCTCGTGGATCGTCGCGTCGAACAACGAGACGATCCTCTACACCAACCTCGTCGCGTCCCTGGACTGGAACGTTGACGAGATCGTGGTGGCCTGGGAAGCGCCATCCATCGCGGCCGCCTACAACGACGGCCAGTCCCGGGCGAAGTACCCGATCCGCTGCTACATCCACCACGACGTGCAGGTGCTCGACCTTCCCGGTCTGCGTTCAGCGCTGTTGGCCACCGTCGACGAGTCGGTGGGCATGGTGGGGGTGGTCGGATCCCGTACCCCGAACCTACCGTGGTGGGACGGGGACCCGCTGGGCGGGGTGTTCGACCAGCGCATCGGCGCACAGGACTTCGGCCCCGGCGGTGAATGCGCCGTCCTGGACGGACTGCTGCTGGCCACCGTCCATGACGTGGAGTGGGACGAGTCGATCCCCGGCTGGCACGGCTACGACTTCGACGCTTGCGCTCAGATGACCGCCCAGGGGCTGCCGAACTGGTGCCTCGACGACGGGGTGCGGATGGTTCGGCATAACACGACCGGGGCCTTCAGCCCCGACCAACTCGACGGCTGGGACGACGCCCTGGCGCGCCTGAGGAAGAAGTGGGGGCGCTGACGTGGGCTCTCTGACCGACACCGCCGAAACCCGAGTGCTGGACTGGATCGTCGGGAACTCCACTACCGCCCCCACCACCCCGATGAAGTTGGCACTGCTGACCGCCACCGGTAGCGACTCCACCGCCGGCACCGAAGTGGTCGGCGGCTCCTACACCCGGCAGACCATCACCTTCACGGCTGCCGCGTCTGGAGCGATGTCCAACTCGAACACGATCACATTCAGCACAATGCCTGCTTGCACTGTGACTGGCTGGGCCATCTACGACTCGGCCGGTACCCCGATCCGCTGGTGGCATGGCGCGCTGGACGTGGCCAAGGCGCTCAACTCTGGCGACGACTTCATCGTCGCCATCGGGGACCTCGACCTGACCGCGGACTGAGTCCCGTGACCGACTCGCTGTTCACCAGTCAGACGCCGGGCATCACGCAGGCCAACGACGCTCAGGGTGGCATCAACACCTCGCTCACGTTCACCCTCGGCGTCCCACGAACCAACTCCGGCGCCCGGTTCTGGGGACCGACCACGACCACCGGTACGGTCACGCTGACTCTGTATCAGCTGACCAGCGACGACGACGTGACCGCCGCCGCCGGCACCGTCCTGGCGCAGAAGGTGTCCCCGGCTTGGGCCGGTGGACAGTGGAACCCGCTCACCTGGGACAGCCCCGTCGCCCTGACCACTGGCCAGGCGTACCGGATCTCCGCCCACAACTCCAACGGGGACTACGTCGCCAGTGGTGGGGTGTTCTTCGCGGGCGGGATGACCAATGGCGACATCACGGGCATTCAGGACGGGGCGGACCCGAACCCGCCCGGTCTGGGAGCGCTACGCAACGGCGCCTTCCGGTACGGGGCGCTGGCCACCCCGCACGGCGGCGCCGCCGGGGCCAACTTCTTCATCGACATCCTGCTGGCCACCGGCGCCACGGTAACCGGCTCCGGCTCAGCCGCCCTGGCCACCGGTGCAACCGCGGCCGGCCGCGGTTGCACCCTCGGTGGCGGATCGGCCGCGCTCACCACGACTGCCCGGATCGCGTCCTCGCTGTCCGCCGGCTACCCACTGGTGAGCGCATCGACCATTCGCAGACTCACCACCCATACCGCGAGTGGGCTGGAGGTGACGTGACCACTTACGACGTAGGCGACCAGGCGCTGCTGCAGCACGAGGTGCGCGTCGCCGGGGTACTCACGGACGCGACGGTGGTCCTGGCGGTGACCGCCCCGGACGGAACCGCGTCGACGCCCGCGGTGACCCACGCCTCAACCGGCGTGTACACCGCTTCGGTCCCGGTCACCCAGGCCGGGCCGTGGGTCTACGTGTGGACGATGTCCGGCGCGGTCGTGGACGTGGCGGTCGGGATGTTCTCGGGGCAGAACCCGACCACCCCGGTGTACGCGACACCGGCGCAGGTGAAGAGCTACACCGGCATCTCGGATGCGAACTCCGACTCACGCATCGCCGATGTGCTCGCCGGGGTGTCCCGGGAGATCGACGGACACACCCATCGGCGTTTCTACGCCGACCTGACCGCGACCGCGCGCCGATTCACCGTGGAGAACGTCTGCGCGGTCGAGCTGCACGACTTCTGGACCACCACCGGTCTGGTAGTCGAGGCTGACTACGGCGGGGACGGGACATTCGCGACCACCTACACCACCGCCGATTACGAGCTGTACCCGACTGACGGGATCGTCGACGGGGAAACCGGCTGGCCGTACAACGAGATCCGCGCCGTCAACCGTACCTTTCCCTGTCAGCGACTGCGTCCCGGGCTGCGAGTGACCGCGAAGTGGGGCTGGGCTGCGGTCCCCCCGTCGGTGCACGAGGCCTGCCTGATCCTGGCCGCCGAGACGCTCAAACTGCCCGACTCGGTCTTCGGTACCGGCGGCTACAGCGAGTTCGGGGTGATCCGGGTGCGGGACAATCCCATGGCCGCTCGTAAACTCGCCCGCTACGTGCGCGACCCGGTGCTGGTCGCATGAACCTCTCCGCCATCCGCGACCGACTCAAGACGTGCCTGGAGACAGTGTCAGGAATCCGGGCCCACGACACCGTGCCAGGCAGCGTCACTCCGCCGTCGGGCGGGGCCAGTGCGATCGTCATGCCGGGTAGTCCGCTGGTCGAGTACCCGACCATGGACGTCGATGTGACGGACGTGAACTTCACCGTCATGTTGCTCACCGGTCGGGCCGACGAACGGGCGGCGCAGGATAACCTCGACGCGTTCCTGGACCCCACTGGGGTGGCGAGTATCCGCGCGGCCATCGAAGTCAGCGCGGCCGAGTGGGACTACGCGGCGGTGTCCGGGATCCGTCGGTACGGAGCGTTCACCTTCGGATCCGGAGACGGCGCCGTGACCTACCTAGGATGCGAGTTCCCCGTCACGGTCGGCTGCTCGTGAGGTTCCTGCTCTCTCAGCCGGGACCAGCGTTCAGCGTCGCCGACGTTCACGCCGGCTGGCGGGAGGCGCTGATCGGGCTCGGGCAGCAGGTGATCGACTACAACCTCGACGAGCGGCTCACGTTCTACGACCACGCGCTGCTGCCCACCGAAGTGGACGGTCGGTTCCGCAAGGCCCTGGACCCTGACGCCGTGGTGCAGTTGGCGATCAACGGGCTTTATGCGGCGCTGTTCAAATGCCGACCCGACGTGCTGATGGTGATCTCGGGCTTCTTTCTGCCGACCGAACTCTACGATCTGGCCCGCGCCAACGGAATCCGGGTCGTGCTGGTGCACACCGAGTGTCCATATGAGGACGATCGGCAACTCGCCGCCGCCGGACACGTGGACCTGAATCTGGTTAACGACCCGGTTGGTATCGAGGCGTTCGCAGCATTGGCTCCGACCCGCTACGTGCCGCACGCCTATCGCCCCACCGTCCACCAGCCTGGTCCCGCCACCCCGGAACTCGTGTGCGACCTTGGCTTCGTCGGCACCGGTTACCCCAGTCGGATCCAGTTCTTCGAGGCCATGGACCTTGCTGGCCTGGACGTGCTGCTGACCGGCAACTGGCAGGCACTGCGGGAGGACTCGCCCCTGCGCGGGTTCGTCGGTCACGACCCGGCTGAATGCCTGGACAACTCCGAGGCGGTGGGGCTCTACCGCAGCGCCCGGGTGGGGATCAACACGTACCGGCGCGAGGGCATCACGGCCGTGGGGTTGGCGATGGGTCCGCGCGAGGTGGAGATGGCTGCCTGCGGGCTGTTTTTCCTCCGTGATCCACGGCCTGAGGGTGACGGGGTGCTGGACATGCTCCCCACCTTCACCAGCCCGGCCGAGGCCTCACACCTGCTGCGGTGGTATCTCGACCGACCTGACGAGCGGGCCGCGCTGTCCACCAAGGCCCGCGAGGCGATCGCCGACCGAACGTTCCACAACCACGCCGCCGCACTGCTGCGGCTGCTCGACCAGTAGAGGGAGCAAGTGATGGCGCGCATTCACGGCCGGCGTGGCCGGATCTACATGGGGATCGCCAGCGACTCGGCCGCCGCCGAGCCGCTGCCGTTCTTCGCCCGGTGGTCGATCTCCTACAAGACCGACAAGGACGAGGTCACCGCGTTCGGCGACAGCCACAAGATCTACGTGTCCGGGTTGCCTGACGCGTCCGGGTCGTTCAGCGGTTTCTACGACGACGCTACGGCACAGACCTACACCGCAGCCAACGACGGACTGCCGCGCAAGTTCTACCTGTACCCGAGCATCCTGACCAACTCCCAGTACTTCTTTGGCACGGTCCTGCCCGACATGAACATCGACGGCGATGTCGGTGCATCGGTGAAGGTGTCCTCGGACTGGGCGGCGGCATCGCTGGTGCAGAAGGTCGGATGATCACACTGCGGGTCAGTGGCGAGGCCGACCTGCGCGAGGTGCAGTTGCAGCTACTGCGCGAGGCGATGGCGCTGGACCGCAACTGCATCCAGGCCGCCGAGAAGGGGATGGCGGGGTTCGGCCCGCACATCGTCGAAGCGGCCCCGACCTATCTACCGGACCGCTACGCCCCCGTGTTCGCCGGTGATATCCGGGTTCAGACCTTCGTTCACCTCGCGGTGATGCCGAGCGTGAGGGTCCGGGTCTACGCCCATGGCGTGCGGGGTTCGCGGGATGTCCGCGCCGTCAACGCTGGTCGCGTCCGGCATCCACTGTTCGCCAATCGCAACCACTGGTACGAAACCAGGACTCGCCGGGGGGTGATCACGACGGAGTTCCGCAGGATGCGCCCCGAACTGGTCGAGGCAATCAACGAGGAGCTGGAAAACGTGGCGCAGCGGGTGGCGAAGGTCTGATGGCGATCCGCGTACATCTGGGCGAGAAGGACCGCGAGCGCTGGGGCTGCGCGGAAGCGCTCGAACTGGACCTGATGGACACCAGCATCGCCGACGTGAGCGAACTCTCGGAGCGGTTCGGGTTCGAGCCCGACGACTGGCCGGACGCGATGATCGGCGACATCCCATTCGAACAGGCCGGCAGCCCCGACGCGCGCCCGGTACAGCCGAGGTGGCAGAAGCACGCTGCGGTGTGGCTGGCACTGCACCAAGCCGGTCACGACGCGACCTGGGACGACGTCGGCAAGGTCAGCTTCCTTCGGGCCGGCTACAGCTTCGACGGGAAGGAGGACCCGGGAAAAGAGGAGGGCGAGAGTCCCTCGCCGACCTCCGACGATTCTGGGACCCCGCCTTCCGACACGTCTTCGGAATAGCCGGATCCGAGGTCTCCGCCATGTCGTGGCGGGACTGGCGCAATCACCGCGAGTTCGCGGCATGGCGCCTCGGTCTTCCCAGCGAGTACGGGGGTGACGAGGATGCCTGAACGCGACCTGCATCTGGAGGTCACCTCCGACGCCGACTCCCGTGGCCTGAGCGAGGCCGCGCGGGACACGGGCAAACTCCGCGACCAGGTCAAGGGCCTGGGCGGGGACATGGCCTCGACCAAGCGCGAGTCGGAGAAGCTGCAGGCCGAGATCACCCGCACCCAGACGAAGGTGCGAGACCTTGGGGTCGAGTTCGCCCGCACCGGTGACAAGAGCCTGTTCGGTGATCTGCGCAAGGAGCGCTCTTTCCTAGCCCAGTTGGAGAAGATCCGCCAAGAGCTGGAGCGGGTAGACAAGCTCGGCGCCAACCTCAGCGTGGGTGGCGGCGGGGGAGGTCTTGGCGGGCTGCTGGGAAAGATCCCGGCACCGAGCGGGGCGGGCGGTGTGCTGATCCCCGCTCTGGGACTGATGATCGCCGCGTCCGCACCTGAGATCGGCGCGTTGGTCTCATCGGCGATGTTGGGCGCAGTCGGGACCGGCGGCATCATCGGTGGCATCGCGCTGGCGGCGCACGACCCGCGGGTCAAGTCGGCGTGGTCGGAGTTCGGCCACAACGCGATGCGTGACCTGCGACTTGGTGGCTCCACATTCGTCGAACCGCTCGTCGGCGGCGCGCGCGACCTGGGTCGCGAATGGGAACGGATCGGTCCTCAGATCAATGCATCATTGGCCGACCTGGCCACCCATACCCGGCCGCTGATCGCAGGGTTCGGCGGGTTCGTCGAGCACCTGCTTCCCGGACTGCAGAAGGGACTTGTCGCCGCAGGGCCGATCATCGACCAACTCGCGGAGGATCTGCCAAGTCTCGGTGACGCGTTCGGCACGATGTTCGAGTCCTTCGCCCAGGCGGGACCGGGCGCCCGGGAATTTTTCCATGACCTGCTGGACGTGACGGGCAAGACGCTCGTCTCCGTCGGCGAGGTCTCAGAGGCCTTGACCAAGGTTTACCACGCCATCCCGCCAGGGGGTACCGGAACGCTCGGCGCGATCCTGAACGCCTGGAACGAAGCCCATCCGCAGGCCGTGGTCCGCGATTTGAAGGACATCACCGGCGGGACCGGCGAACTGCGGACCCAACTGTTCGATGCCGCAAGGGCAGCCGATGCCCTCAACGGCGAACTGTCCAAACTGTTCTCCGATCGGTTCAACAAGGACGAGGCCCGCCTGGGCATGCTCATGGCGATCCAGGATCTGAAGAAGAGCCTGGGTGAGAATCAGGGCGCGTTCGGCGAGAAGACCACCGCCGGTCTGGCCGACCGGCAGTCCTTCCTCGACGCGATCCAGGCAGTGGCGCGATGGCGCGACACGCTGGTGTCGACCGGGACGCCGATCGCGCAGGCCAACGTGATGTACGAGGCCCAACTCAAACTCATCATGGGGATTGGTAAGCAGGCCGGCATCGCCCGCGGCGAACTGGAAAAGCTGGCCCGCACATACACGCTCCGGGTGGTGCTGACGACCCAGGGCATCCGGTACACCGGGACCTACCTGCAACCCACGGACCTTCAGCCCCACCGTGCGGCCGGCGGCCCGGTCATGGCCAACATGCCGTACACGATCAACGAGCGCGGCAATGAGACGGTCTCGTTCCCCGCCAATGGGACCGTGCACCCGGCGAACCTGACCCCGGCAACGACCTCGGGAGCGGCACCGCTGAACCTGTTCGGGGGCGGGCTGGGCCAGGTCGTGTTCGAGTGGCTGCGCACCGAGATCGCCGCTCGGGGCGGCACGCTCGCGGTCCTGGGCCTGCGGAGCTGACGTGGCTACCGCCCACCGTTCGTCCCAGTCGGTGACGAACGGCACCGCCGGCACGTCAGTGACGGTCTCGAAGCCGGCCGGGATCATCGACACAGGTGCCAATCCGGGCCGGGATCACTTGATCGCCTTCGTCGCGGTCGTGGGTGTACCGACAATCACCGCGCCGGCTGGCTGGACCCAGATTGCCTCGGCGGTCGACGCCACCAATGCCGTGCGGATGCGGGCTTACCGAAAACTCGCGTCCTCCGAGGGTGCGTCGTGGACGTGGACGCTCGGATCGTCGGTGCGTAACTGGGGCTGGGTCGGTGCGTACACCGGCGTCGACCCGAACGACCCGGTCGTCGAATCGTCCACCGATCTGATTCTGGACACATCCACGACCATCCAGGACGCCTCCGCCGCGATACCCATCCACGGTCAAGGCGTGTCTGCGGCCAGCGGTGTCCGAGTTGCCTCGGGCGTCGCAACGACCTGGACCCACACGTCCACCGAGCGCGCCGACCTTTCCACCAACGCCGGTGCCGGCACCGACATCGCGGGCGTCATCGGCGACACCGCGTTCGCCACCGGGTTCGACGACAGCACCTACGGCCCAGCGATGGTGGCATCGCAAGCTCAGACCGCGGGCGTCGGGATCGTGCTGACGCTTCGCCCATACTTCGTGCCTTACACCGGCGCCGTGGCTGGCACGGGGCTCATCCTCGAAGCGGCGCTTGGCGTCGACCCCGACACCGACTCGTCCGGATGGACATGGACCAATCTGACCTCGTTCGTACTCAACCCCTCCCGGCTCACCCTTACCCACGGTAGGGCCAGCCGCTCGACCGTAGCCGACCCAAGCCGGATGACGTTCACCTTGAAGAATCTGGCCGGCGAGTTCACCTCTCCCACGGGCGCCTACACCCCGTCAATGGTGCGCAACCTGCCGTTCCGGGTGCGACTCAACGGCTTCGGCACCGACGTGGGGGGGACCGGCTACCACCGGGGAACCATGTTCCTGGCCGCGATGCGGCCGCGCTGGGATACGTCGGCCAATTTCGCGGTGGTCGACGTGATGGCGGCTGGCCGGCTGGCGCGACTGCAGCAGCGTACCGACGTGCTGCACTCGGCGGCGTACACCGCACTTCAAGGAATCTCCGCCGACGCCGGCGTCTCTTCCCCGGTGGCCCACTGGCCATTCGAGGACGAGGCTGGTGCTACCTCCGCCGCCAGCGCGGTATCAGGCGTGACGGCGGCAATCGTGTCGGGCCTCACCTTCGCCAGCGACTCCACCGTTCTCGGCTCCGCTCCCCTAGCCACCCTGTCGGCCACTTCGACGATCAGTGCCACCATCCCCACGTATGTCGACACCGGCACGTGGACGGCGATGTTCGCAGCCACCGTTCCCACCGAGCCCGCGGCGGCGACCACGCTGCTTGAGGTTTCCACCACCGGCACCGCGCGGACCTGGCGGGTCAGCCTCACCCCCGGCGCCCCGAGTGCGTTGACGCTGCAAGCCTTTGACGGAGCCGGAACATCACTCCTGTCCACCAGTGTCAACGTCACTGAAGCCAGCTATTACGCGGCGCCAATCTTCTACACCCTGACGACGACCCAGAACGGCACGGGCGTCGACTACGCACTGAACGGCTACCTCAGCGACGGCACCGGCGTTGGAGCGACGGGGACACTAGCGTCCAACTCGGCCGGCCGGGCGACCAGATTTGGCCAAGGTGCGGCAGCGGGACTCAATGGGGTCGGGTTCGGGCAGCTGGCGCTGCACGTGGACTCTGGCGCCGATGGGGCACTCGCCGCGGTACCGGTACTGACCGGCAACTCGGTCGGCGGAGACGAGACCTGGGAACGATTCCAGCGGCTGTGCCTAGAACAGGGCGTCCCCTCCACGGTGGACCAGGCCCTGCCTTACGTGGATGCGGCGATGGGCCGTCAGTCGGTCAGCACTCTCATGTCTCTGCTGCGCGAGTGCGAGACGGTCGAGAACACCGTCTTGAACGACTCCGGCCAACTGGTCGGGGAAACCGGAACGTTGTGGCTGCCCGGCCGGGCAGCGCGGGAGAATATCGACACCAGCATGACGCTGGACGTCGCATCTGGGCATGTCGCGCCACCGTTCGAGCCGATCCTGGACGACCAGGACATCGTCAATGACGTCGAGGTCTCCAACACCAACGGCTCCTCGGCCAGGGTTACCGACGAGACCTCAATCACGATTGAGGGCCGTTACCGCGAACTGGTCAGCGTCAACACATTCGACGACCTACTCCTGGCCGATATGGCCGGCTGGCGGGTCAACCTCGGCACCGTCGGCGGCATGCGGTTCCCATCCGTCGGCTGGAACTTGCGCCGTAGTCCGGAACTGGCGCAGCAGTGGATGGCCTGCCGCCTGTTCCACCGCATCGATGCCACCAACCCGCCTTCGCAATACCCACCCGAAGACATCCAGGCAATCCTGGAGGGCTACACCGAGACGTTCGGCTCGGAAGAGTGGACCGTGCGGGCCAACCTTTCGCCATTCGAACCCAACAAGGTTTTCGAAGTGGCCGACACCACGGCGGACCAGAACCAGTGGGCAGGGCGTCTGGCCGGTGACGAGCAGGCGGCCATCCGGGTCGCCGTCGACGACAATGACACCTCGGTCGAGATCGACCCGAACTTCTACCGTTGGACCACGGCAGCGGACGACTTCGACCCGGATCTGAGGGTCCGCATCGGACGGTCCGGCATCGACCCCGGCGAGGTCGTGACCGTGTCTTCCATCGCCACGACGGCGGGGACCTACGTCGCCGCCGGCGCAATGGCCAGCGCCGACAATGCCGCCGTCACGCCGGCCCTGTACGCGGGCGCGACCGCACGTGACCTGATCTGCGTCCTGGCCCGGATACGTTCGACCAGCGCTGGAACCCTGTCCATCACTGCCGGTTACACCAGGATGCCGATCCCCGGTCTGTCCGCTACGTCGACCATGCAGCTCTACGCCAAGGTTCACGACGGCAGCGAGTCAGACCCGACGGTCACACCATCTGGTGGCGCCGCCGGGGACACGGTGTCGGCCGTCACGTTCGGCCTGCGTGGCACACCCTGCACCCTCGACGATTTGACCGACATCATCATCACCGGATACGGCCAGCTCAACGCTTCGGCGCAGAACATCGCCTATCCCGGCGTCTACCCGCGGTATCAGGAGGGCTGCATCGTCCTGGCCCTGGGCGGCAAGGATGACGACTGGACCTCGGTCGCGGCGCTGTCCGGCTTCACCGAAGCCGTGGACTCCTCAACCACCACCGGCAACGACCAGGGCCTGGTCGTGGATTACGTCATCCAGACCACACCGGCCGTCGTCAATGAGGGCAGTTTCACCGTTACCGGTGGCGCCAGCGCCATATCTCACGGAGCGGTCCTAGCTATAGCCGCCGGATACCAGACCCTGACGGTCGCGGCACGAAGCGTGAACAACGTCGTCAAATCTCATGCCGCCGCGACGAGGGTCGAGGTTGAAGATGCTTTTGTCGAGGGGCTCTGAGTACTGATGGCATTCACCGCCGCCCCAGCGGCTGGGGCGAAGCTGCGCGCCTCGGTCCTCAACGCTCTCATCACCGAGGTCCGCCCAGTTAGCGCCCGTAAGACATCGACCCAGACGGTCAACAACTCCACGACTCTGGTGAACGACACCGAGTTGTTCGTCGCGGCCGAGGCGAGTGTCACGTATCTGGCGGAAATCAAGATCTATTACAACTCGGGTACCACGCCCGACATTAAATTCGCGCTGACCGTCCCCGCCGGCACGACGGGTACTTGGGGCGGCGTCGGCTACGACACCGCCAGTGCACTGCTGACATTCGGGCCGCTGTCCATCGCGGTAGCGCTTCCGTTCGGCGGGCTGGCGGCAGACAAAGAAGCCCGCCTCAACGCGGTCATAGTCACCTCTACCACCGCCGGCACGATCCAGGTGCAGTGGGCGCAGAACACGCTCAACGCGAGCAACACCAACGTTCTGGCCGGATCCTACATAACCCTGAAACGGATCTCATGACAGCGGTCTCCTGTACCCGAGCCGACATCACGCCCGGCGTGACGCTCCCGGCCATGTCCGAGATGGGCGGCTACGGCACCGCCACCGGGCCGCGGCTGGCCACCGGCACCTACTCGCCGCTGATGGCCCGGGTCACGATCTTGTGGACCCCCATGCCGCACGCGATAATCACCCTGGACGTGCTGACGATCCCGCCGGCCTGGCATCAGGCGCTGCGGCCCCGGCTGGTCGCGCTCGCACCGTGGATGTCCTCGGATGTCGCGATCCTGTGCACCCACACCCACAACGGCCCGATGACCCTGTCGCACCCGGATCCGTGGATCACCTATGCCGCAACCGATCTGGGCCCGGCCACCGCCTACTGGGCCGCCCTGGCCGACCAGGTGGTGCAGTTCGTCACCGATGCGCTGAACACTCCCCAGACCCCGGTGACTCTGGACTACCAGTCGATCACCCAGAACTGGTCGACGCCGCGTACCCAGCCGGTGACGTACACCGAGACCGCGGTTCCGGTGCTGGTGGCTCGGGATCTGTCCGGCCAGCCGAAAGCGGTGCTGTTCGGCTACGGGACGCACGCCGTGACCGCCGGCACCCAGAACCGCTGGGACGGGGACTATCCGGCCGCTGCCTGCTCCGTCATCGAGGCCGACATCCCCGGCTGCCACGCGCAGTTCATCCCCGGCTCGGGTGGGGACCAGGACCCGGTGGGTACGCGGTCGTGGCGGTTGCGGGACAAACTCGGCGCCCAACTCGGTTCGGCAGTGATAACCGCCCTGGCCACGCCGGGCCGGTCACTGGTCGGCCCGATCACCTCGTCACTGACCTCGGTCGCGGTGCCGCTACAGGTGCCGGCCAACGACACTGAGCGCGCCGCCCGACGGGCCGAGTACGTCAAGCGCGACGGGGTCAACGCGGCACTGTACGACGCGGTGCCGTACTACCGCCGCCACGCTCCGATCGCCCGCGCCATGATCGACAACAACACCGATCCGCACTTTGTCGACGTGCCGATCGGGGTCTGGCGCCTAGGTAACCTGCGCATGTTGTGGATGGGGGGCGAGCCGGTCAGTGGCTTTGGTCGCTGGGTCCGTGACCACTACGGCGGCACCAGCGGCATCCTCGTCGGCGGGTACGCCAACGAGGTGCCGTGCTACGTGGTCGGCGCGACGTTCTTCGCGCCGACCGACACCAACGGCTCGTACGAGGGCGGTTGGAACACGCTAGACCGGGACTGCGCGGGCGAGTCGGCCTGTTGCTATGGCCTGCCCTGGCATTTCAAGCCCGGACTCAACTCGGGCGACGCTGAGCCGACGATCCTCGCCGCGCTCACCGCGGCGCTGGCGTAGAGGAGGCGAACATGGCCCGCTGGACCGACCTGGCCGCGTGGCGCGGCCCTACCGTCAACTGCGGCGACGGCGACCAGTACCCGAACGAAGGCGAAGACCGGATGCGTGAGCAGCGCGGTCTGGTCATCCACATCGCCGAGGGCTACTACGAGGGCACCATCGGGTACCAGAAGAACTCCGACGTGAACGTGTCCAGCCACTTCGTCCTGGCCGGCCCTCGCGACATCCCGCACGGCGGCCGGGACGGCCAACTCGCCCAAGTCGTTGACACCGACATCGCAGCGTGGACGCAGCGGGCAGGCAATGGCCACTGGCTATCCGTCGAGTGCTCCGGCTTCACCCCCGACAAGCTGTCGCCTGCGCAACTCGAATCTGTCGCGCAGCTCTTCGCCCGGGCCCACCGCGAGTACGGGGTGCCGCTGCAGATCGCGTACAACCCACAGGGCCGCGGCCTTGGGCACCACTCGATGGGGACCAACGGCCACAGCGTCCCCACCGACAACTGGACCGGGCCGACGTGGGGGCACGAAGACTGCCCCGGCCCGGCCATCGTCGGACAGAAGCCGGCCATTGTGGCCCGGGCCATCCAGATCGTGAGCGGAGGAGATGACGTGAGCGCAGCAGACGTGTGGGCGTACCGGTTCAAGGGCAAGCACGACGACGGGACCTCGTACGACTTCTCGGCGCAGGAGATGCTCACCGGCGCCAACCAGGCCGCCTGGCGGGCGGTGCAACTCCTCGAAGAGGCGGCCGGCTCCGGCGGCACCGTTCCGCCCGGTGCTGTTGGTCTGACCGCCGAAGCGCTGCAGCAGATCCAGGCGATCGTCGACCAGGAGCTGGACGAGCAGTCCCGCGCTGGCGCCGACAACGACGCCTGACGTGCAGACCGTCCTCGTCGCCGTCCTCGGCACGGCTGGGATCATCCTCAGCCCGGCCATACTCGCCTACATCACCGGCCGGCAGCGCCGGCACGAGAAGCTGGAGGACTACGCCCGCCAGGACCTGGTCGCCGAGCGGGTCACCGAAGCTGCGGACAAGACCCGGGAGGTCGCCCATCAGGCAGCCGAGGCGGCGAGGCTACTGGTGGCGTCCAACCTTGTCGCGGCTGAGACCGCCGCCGCCGCGACCGCGCTGACGAACGGGAAGCTGGACCAGATCCACACCCTGGTCAACTCGAACATGACCGCGGCGATGCAGGCCGAACTCGACGCGACCCGGGCGCTGCTGGCGATGATGCGCGAGTTCCGCGACTTCAAGGCCACCGCCGGCAAGCCAGCCTCGCGGCAGGCTCTGGCGGCGATCGAGGAGACAGAACGCAAGGTCGGCGAATTGGCCACGACCCTGGACGACCGGCTCGCCCAGACCCGAGTCCCGCAGACGGAAGGGAACTGACCATGTTCGCGATCCTGGCCCTGTTGGCGTTCGTGCTGGCCTTGTTCGACGTGACGATCGGAAGCATCGACCTGGTCGTGCTGGGGCTGTGCTTCGTCGCCGCCCACCTGATCTACGCCTGGACCCCCTGGCGCCGCTAACGCACCACCCCCCTCCGGCCTAGACCCCGCCGGAGATCGACTTACCGGCCGAGTAGAGGGGACCATGATCCGTGACGTGCTGCTGGCAGTCCACGCTCTCGCCTGGCTCGTCGTTGTGGTGATCACTGCACTGCGCACGGGTGAGGTGCCGGCCGAACTGTGGGCCGTCCTGCCGTTCGGCATCGGCGGGATCATGGCCGCGTTCCGGGCCGACGGAATGATCCGCCCACGGGGCCGACACGCGGAGGATGAATGAGCTACCTCACCGAGGTCAGCGTCTGGATCCTGCTTGGCGCGGCCTCCGGGACCACGCTCGGGGCGCTGTTGCGCCGGGCGGTGATCAGGAGTCGTCGGTGATCGGCCGGCGCCGGTTCGTGGAGTGGTCGCTGATCGCGGCCTCGGTCCTGGCGCTGATCATGTCTATGGTGTCGAGTTGCCAGTCCCGCTCATATGCCCGCTGCCAGTCGGCGGTGTCCGAGGCGCTGATCGCGGCGACCAACGCTCGAGCGGACGCGGCCGAGCGGGACCGCCAGTCCGACCGGGACGAGTCCGCCGCGACGGCCGAACTGATCCGGACCGTGTTCACGGTGCAGACCCCCGCCGAACGGATTGCGGCGTACCGGGCGTACCGGTCGGCCTTGGACGGGGTCAACACCCGCCGCGCTGCGGCCGAGGCCGATCGCGCCACCCACCCGTTGCCGGCCCCGCCGTCTCAGGTGTGCGGCTGACCGACGTGCTCGGGCGGCCACATCTCCCATCGGCACCCGTTGACCCGGCACAGCTGGACGTGGTGCCCGCCGTATTCGGCCCCGGCGCAGGAGCACTGCACCCACGACTGGTTGATCTTCCCCGGCCCCAGCGGGTGGCCGTTGTCGCAGCGCTCGGGGATCCACTTCGGCCACCACTCCGGGAGCTTCGCCATCTCGTGATCGTAGGACCGCACCATCCGTGCACAACGCCGACGGCCTAGACCCCGCCGCCGGTACCGCAACGGAAGGAACACCGCATGTGGACCGCGAAGTTCTGGAAAGACGCCGCCGAGCGGGCGGTTAAGTCCGCCGCTCAGGGGCTGGTGCTGTACCTCACTGGCGGTCAGGTGTTCGACGCCTGGCGCACCAACTGGGCCGCCGCCGGCTCCATCGCGGGTAGCGCCGCTCTGCTCTCGCTGCTGAGTTCGATCATCTCCAGCTTCGTCGGCAACTCCACTTCGGCCTCGCTGGTGACCAAGTGACCGGCCTGCACCGGGTACCGGTGCGGCGGAGGTCCGGGTTGGGCCCGCGCGACGCGATCTGGCTCAGCGCAGTGGTGGGCGTCGCCGTCCTGTCCGGAGGCGTCGCCTACGGGGTGGCCACGTCGCAGTACACGCACCAGTGCAACGTGTCGACCAAGGCCAACGGGGGCATGGTCGTGGACTGCGACCCGATCCCCGGGCCCACCGGCGAGCCGACCCCGACCCCGACCACCCCAGGGCCCAGCCCGACGCCCTCCGCGACTCCTACACCAACCCCCACGACCCCCATACCTACGCCTAGCGCCACCCCGACGCCGAGTCCGATGCCTTCCCCGACTCCGTCACCCACGCCCACACCGACGCCGAGCCCCACCGTCACCGGGCCACTGCTGAACTGCATGCCCCAGCCCTCCCGCTGCGGGTTCCCGGACGCCACCAACACCGGCGTACCCGCCGGCACGGTCCTGCGGGTCGTCAACGGGGACATGACGTTCCTGGCCGGCGGCACGTACACCAACCTGGACATCCGCGGGTGCACCCGGGTGGGTGGATCGAACGTCACCATCCGCCGGGTGAAGATCCGCTGCACGGGGTCGTTGCCGATCGACATCGAGGACCGCCCGTCCATCACCGGCGTGCTCCTCGAGGACGTGGAGATCGACGCGGCCGGGCAGTTCAACGGCCGGGGGATCGCCGGCGGCGGGTTCACCGCCCGCCGAGTGTGGTGGCATGGCGGGTCGGACTGCTCCCACTTCAACAGCAACGTGGTCATCGAGGACTCGTTCTGCGACATCCCCCGCTACACCGGCACCGCTGATCCGCACCTGGACGGCTTCCAGTCCGGCGGCGGGGCGCACGTGACGCTGCGACACAACACCATCCGCAACGCGAACGGCCAGACCTCGGCGATCATCAACGGCCCGAATCTGCAGGTACTGGGGGCGCAGACCGACGTGCACATCGTCGACAACCTGATGTCCGGCGGCGGGTACACGGTGTACTGCCAGGCCCACCCGGCGCCCCAGCCGTCCACCGCAGAGTTCCGGGGCAACCGGATCAGCCGGGAGTTCTACCCCCGGGGCGGGTACTACGGGCCGATGACCGACTGCGCCGGGATCCCGGGCGCGACCACGACGATCTGGGACGACACGGGCCTGCCGATACCGCCCCAGTAGACTCCGCACCGTGGCCAGCTTCCAGCTCCCCGTCGCGGACATCCTGATGGCGAGGGAGATGTTCGACGCGAGCCCGGACGGCCAGGCCGAGCGTGCACGAGTCGAGGCGCTCATCTCCTCGCTGCCGGACGGCCGCTTGGAGGTCTCCGGCTACCTCGTGTGTGACGGCGTACGCTGTGGCGACTGCCACGACTGCCGCGAGGGCGGGGCATAGGCCATGGCCGACACGACGACCAGGATCAGGGGTTTGGCGGAGTACGACGTGACGGTGCCCGAGGGCTGGACGCCCAAGGTGAGCCGGGTCGTGATGTGCGGCCGCCTGGTCGACGTGATCACAGCCACCAAGGTGATGAACTCGTCCGGACCGCTCCGCGTGGACTGACCCGCCATACCCCCAGAACGCGAAAAGGCCCCGGCCTCCGGCTCATTGCGAGCCGGAGGCCGGGGCCTCGTCGTCCTTCGTTCAGGCGGCGGTGTGCTCCTCGATGTACGCGGTGAGCGCCTCCTCCAGTGCGGCGACCTGGACCATCAGGTCCTGGACAGCCCTCAGCGTCGCGCGTGCGCCGCTGACCTCGTCGCCGATGATGGTGCCCCGCCACTGTGCGTGGGTGCGCTGGACCTTGTCCATCGCGGCCCGGGTGTCCTGCAGGAGTTTGGTGGTGGATAGGTTGTCTGTCACGGTGCTTCGACCTCCCTGGGGTCGGATTGCCGAGGCCCCGGCCGGTGCTCGCTACACCGAGCCGGGGCCGCCTACTCGTTGGACTCGTGCGCCTTGAAGATCTCCGTCCAGACCTCGTCGACCGCCTTCAGGATCGCCCGGTGCTCGTCCCAGGAGTCGACCTGACGCATGAGAGCCATGGCGGTGACCTCGGGCGGGACGTTGGGGTACTGCTCCCGGTGGCGACGGATCTCTCTGAGCGCGTCGTCGAGGGTGATGTCCTTCATCTCGCGGCTTAACCGGTCGCGCATCGGCATCGGGCCCCTCCTTTCGTTGCCGGGTTCTGACGGCCACCGTGACCGGCCGGACGGGAGTGGTCAGGACTCGCTGCGCACCTTGGTGATGATGGCTGCGGCCAGTTGGCGGTCCGCATCGATGACCGACCGCCCAAAGCAGTCGGCGATCATGTCCGCGACGTCCGCCACCAGATCGCCGTCCATGTCCTCGTCGACCCACTCGCCCTCATCGGCGAAGTCGAGGGTCTCGAACTCGTCGTCCTTCACGTTGGCCATATCTGGCCCCCCTCTCGTTGGCTGGCTACTCCCCGCGTAGCTCCAGCCGACACCGGTGATCAACTGCTCATGCGCATAAAATGCCGCGCGAGTTCACTGCGCACCGAGCGCGGCACCCGCTCCGACTAGAAGCGGGTGCCGCCACTCTCGACCGTACCGAGCGCTAGTCGGACGCTCGGTCCGACCTCACTCGGTTACGCCTTCGCCATGTCGGCGTTCAGCTCCTCGACCGGAACCCGGCCGGGGCTGACCGGCGCCATCGCCGTGGTGCGGCGACGAGTGACCCGCTTGGCCGGGGCCTTGCGGTTGTGCCGGCCGCAGGCGCAGCCAGGCTTGCAGCGCCGCGCTTCGGACTTCTCGGCCTCAGCCGCCTCGACAGCGGCCACCTCGACGACCTGGACGGCGGTCCCCAGTCGGCCAAGCTCGATCAGCGAGATCGTCGCGACAACCATCATCCCGTCGATGATCAGCGGATAGATGTACTGGGACCCGCTGGTCTCGCCGAGCATGCCGGCCACACTCGCCATGTGCCAGTAGCTGATCCAGCCGGAGAACCCGGCCAGGGCCAGCGTGATCAGGAGCCGCGCCACGCCGAGGATTCGGCTGTGGATGGGGATCCGGGTCACCATCTCGGTGGAGATGAACAGCACGAGCGGCGCGAGGGCCGCGAGGCCCGCGCTCGACCAGACCTGCCAGGACTGGTCGTGTGCCTGGGTCAGCGAGTGGATGACGTTCGCCGTGATCGAGGTGACGATGCCGAAGCCGAGCGCTCCGCGCACGAATCGCTGCAGGTTGCGCACCTGCTTGGTGGTGAAGTGGTTCATGACCCCCTCCTGGGGTGGTAACTGCCGCCGCTCGACGACAGCCCCCGCGACTGTCGGTGCTGGCGGAACTGATTCGCGAATCGCGAATCGTGGGTGGCGCGCTCGCGGAGCTGGGCTCAACGCGGCGCTGCCGGGATGGGGGAAGCGAGGGGCAGCGCGTGGCCGCCCCTGCGCCCCAGCGGTTCCTAGGGTTGCTCGTCGCCCTCGATGGTCTGAGAGCTGCGCTTCCCGCCTCCGCCTAGTGCCCCGCTGCGGTGTCGAACCGCCGCCGTCCTCTTGCGGGGTAGGTGCCGGGCTCTGTGTGGCTGTGCCCGGTCAGCCTCCGGCCTATGGGTAGCCGGTCCAACCGCCGCGCCCACGGTCTTTGGTCGCGGTCCTGTCCACAGCCCTCAGAGTTGCCGAGTAGGGCCTCTCGTTCGCGGGATGAGGTGGCTTCGCACCTACGCTCCGATCACGTCCTCATCCCTAACTGTTCATCGCGCCCCGTAGACCACCGCGCAGGCCGCGCACAACATCGACCACGCGGACCAGGGCGGCACGTAGCGCGCCTCAGCGGGCACCCACTCGGCTTCAAGCGAGTGCGAGATGCCGATACACGCCCACTCGGGCCGTACCGGCGCGTCGCCGCCAACGATCGAGGAGAACAGCTCGACCTCGCGGCCCTCGGCCTCCGCCTCGACGAAGGCGTCGGTCCATACGGCCATGGACGCTTCCAGTTCTGACATGTCCGTCTCCCTCGGACTGGCCGCCCTCGTGGCGGCGGGAGTGGACCAGGGACGAGTCGAACGTCCCGGCAGCCCCGACTTCCGGCCGGTATGCGTGCGCCTGCGCGCTGCTGCTTCCTGCGGTCCGTGGCCCCGGGCGCCGGTCGCGTCTCGCGCGGTGTCGTCTGCCTCGGGGCGGTTGTTGCAACCCACACGCTGGTGGGGTGTTTCCCGATAGCCCTCCTGCTGCCCTTGCGGGTCCCGGTTCCTGGCTAGTGGTCTGAGCTTCTGGAGTTGTCAACTCGTTCTGGTTCCAAGTGTAGCAACATCATGTGGCCACGTCAAGTGGCGTGGCCTACTTGCTTGGCCACGTCTGATCTGTCACCATCGGCACCATGGTCAGCGACGCGCTTCGGAAGGCCGCTCAGCGACGGCTGCATGCCGTTGCCGAGCTCGACGCCGCCCGGGAGGACCTGCGCGTCGCCATCCTGGCCGACCTCGCGGCCGGCGTCCGCCAGGTCGAGATCGCCAAGGAGACCGGCTACACCCGCGAGCAGATCCGGCGGATCACCCGAGGTGATTCCTGAAGGATCGACCCGTTCGGAGTACGGCGATCCGGGCTCAAACCTGACATCCTGCGTGGCATGAACGAGCACACCCGGCCGGGCAAGCGACCCACCTGGACGACCGTCGTTACCGCCGCCGCCGCGGCCCTCCTGCTCGGCGCTGGCGCGACCTGGGCGGTTACTGCCGGTCCACTCAGCAGCGGTCGGGCCTTCACCGCCAAGGGCAGTGTGGCTGTCACGGACGGCGCGGTCCGGTCCAATCCCGGAACACCCTGCCGCCTAATCGGCGACTTCGGCGACATTCGCGCCGGGGCCGAGGTGGTTGTCAGCGACGGGTCCGGCAAGACCGTCGCGCTGTCAAAGCTGGCCACCGACGACGGCACCACCGGCAGCGCCAACGAGTGCATCCACCATTTCTCGGTGCCCGACGTACCGGGCGGGCTGGGCATCTACGGGATCGACATTGCCAAGCGTGGCCGGGTGCAGTACACCGAGGCCCAGATCCGCGCGGGAGTCTCACTCGCTATCGGCCGCTGACTCCGGGGCAGGCGAGGCTAGATCACCGACTTGCGGCCGGCTATCTGGTCCTCGACCCAGCGCATCTCCTGACGCAGGATCGCGTCAGTAAGCAGGTCGCCCAGGCTGCCTTCGCGCACGATCCGGCCGGCGAGGAGCGACCAGAGATCCGGTCGCCTGCGAATCCTCATTCGAACCTCCTTCCCCATCCCGGCGGCGCGGGGCAGATTTCTCGCGCCGCCGGGTACCGCAGGGTGGATTCGGCCAGAAGGGGCCGTGGTCCGGCGCGACAACCCCAGAAGCGCAGCGAGCAACCCTTTGCCCCAGGTACCCGCATGTTCGTGAGACCACCGCGCCGGTACGAGGCACGGTACAGAACGGTGGCCAACCGACGCCACAGAGACTTGGCCAATCACCGATTCGAGTGATAGGCCATGTGGCCATCTCCACCATTTGGCATAACTGACCTACCGGACAATGGCCACATGGGCCATGATCCTCTGGTAGACGCGGTGGAGCGGCTGAACCGCGCGGTGGCCGGGATCGAGCACGCCAAGGAGCGGGCCGGCCGTGAGATCGCGCAGGCTCGCCAGCGCGCCGACCGGGCCCGGGAAGCGCTGGCCGCGGCGATCGTCGCCCAGGTGAAGGCCGGCCGGAGACAGCGGGACATCGTCACCGCGACGGGGTACAGCCGGGAACGAATCAGGCAGATCTGCCGGGCCGCGGGCATCGAACCTGAATGACCTTGCGCTATCTGTGAAACGGCCGGCGAGATGGTGCCTGAACATAGGATTGCTAACTGAACGTTCCGCCAGGCATGCTCTGTGCTTCTGGTGCCCGGACCCCGCACCGGTATTCCGTGCTACGGCGGGCGTCCGCGAAATGACGCTACGGACGCGAACGAAATTCATCTCGCGTAAACCCGAGCTGGCCCTCCGATCGGAGCGTCCCATGCACCCAACAACCCACCGTAGGTGGATGTCGATCCTCGTTTATGTGCTGTCCGCTGTCTGGGCCCCCTACGTGCTGTACCTGTTAATGGCCTCGACCGGTCACGCCGATGCCCTACCCGAGCAGTGGGAGGGGTTCATCCGGATCATCCTCGCGGTCGCGACGATCGCGGTGATCGCGTCGAACTACATCGTCACCAGCAACCGGCAGATTGTGACCGCCGCCAAGTTGGAGATCCTCGACGCGGCAGCGGTGGTCGCGTGGGCGCAACAGCGCACCGAGGTCGTCGTGCCGGCGCGGCGGTCAGTGGTGGGTCGAGCGACCGTGATCGGCGACGAGCCGACCGCGCAGATCCTGACCCGTCGCCGCGATGAACAGGATCTGAACCAGTACATGCAGGATGCCGCCGAGGCCTACGAGGTCGGTCGCCGGGCGGGCTACGCCGAGGGTCTCGCCGAGCGCGATGAGGGACAACCGTCGAGTTGAGTGCTCCCACTGTGCTCCCACGTGCAACAGCCCCGGGCGGGTACCCCGGGGCTGACCTGCATCTGGGGAGATCGATTCCTGGGGTGACTGAGGGGACTCGAACCCAGTATGGGTCCCAGGTCAGGGACCCGCACCCGGGCTGAGCAGCGGCTGGAGTGGGTTGGATCGGACCGGATGGGATGGTCGGGTACGCCGTTGCTCCCACTGTGCTCCCACGGAATGATCTTCAGATCTCGGCCAACTCGTCGCTGATCTCTGCGTCCAGCTCGTCCAGGTTCACCGCCGCCAGCGCCGCGTCGATCGCGGTCAGGATGCCCTCGTCGACGGCCGGCATCAGGTGCCCGTACAGGTCGCTCGTCACCGCGATCGAGGAGTGCCCGACGCGGCGCTGAACCCCGGTGAGCGGGACGCCGTCCGAGATCAGGATCGCCGCGTGGGTGTGACGCAGGTCGTGGATGCGCAGCCCGGCCAGTCCGGCTGCCCTGGTCCACTGCACCCAGCCCCGGCGGAAGTTGCGGATCCGCACCGGCCCGCCCTGGGACGCGGTGAACAGCAACTCGGCCCGGTCGCGGCCGGACCACAGCGGCGTGAGCGTCATGGCGATCTGGACCGTGAACGTGACCGTGCGGCGGCTCGCCGCGGTCTTGGGGGTGGTGTAGATAATCTCGCCCGTCCCCGACAGTTCGTGCATGGCCTGCAGGACGGTCAGGCGGGGCGGCTTGGCCAGCAGGTCCACCCGCCCCACGCGCAGTCCGACCGCCTCACCCCAGCGCAGCCCGGTGCCGACCAGCAGCAGGACCAGCGGACGCCAGTGCTTGGGCACGGCGGCCAACAGCCGGCCGATCTCCGGTTCGGTGAGGAACCGCATCTCGTGGTGTACCCGCTCCGGCAGCGACTTGGCCGTGATCAGGCAGGGATTGGAGCGGATCAGCTTGTGCGCCACCGCCGCAGCCAGGATCTTGTGAAGGATGGCGTGCACGTTGCGCACCGTCTTTGGGCTCAGTTTCCTGCGCTCCGCCTGCCGTCGGCGTTTGCCAGCCACCGCCTCGGCCATGGGACCCCGCCCCGCGGTCAGGTCGGCCAGCCACCGCTGGACCACCAGCGGCTGCTCCAGTTCCTCCAGGGCGTAGCGACCGAGCAGCGGCAGGATGTGGTTGCGCACCCGGGCCGGCTCGGACTGTGCCGATGACGGCTTCAGGCCACCCTCGTATGTCGGCAGCCAGGCGTCGATCCAGTCGGCCAGCAGCACCCGCCCGCCCCGGGGCACCAGAGCGTCACCGCGCATCCGGTCGGCCTGGGCGGTGACGATCGCGGTCTTGGCCGCGGTCTTGGACGCGTAGCCGGACTGGACGGTGACGACCTCGCCGGCGATGCGGTCGCGGATGCGCCAGGTCTTGCCGTGCTTCTCCGCCCACATCAGGACTCCCCGGCCGCCAGGTCGATCATCTTCTGGGTGTCGTCCAGGTCCCGGGCCCGCCGTGCGCGGACGATCGCGATGATCGCGTCCTTCTTGGCCTGCGGAAGATCCGACTCCATGATCGAGCGCATCTCCGGGTCGTCGTCGAGGCGCGGTGGGCCGAGGGTCTCGGCTGCGGCCAGCATGGCGACGGACGGCTCCACGTCCAGCGCCCTAGCAATGCGGTGAACGCTGTGCAGCGTCAGTCCCGGCTCACCCTTGATCCACCGGAAGATCGACGACCGGTTCAGGCCGGATTCCCTGGCGAGGCGGGCGACGCTCCAGCCTGGCCGCCTGGTCATCTCGGTCAGGAACCTGGACCAGCCGGTCGGCTTAGCGTCGCTCACACGGTCACCGTAGGACGCCTCCCACCAGCGCGGGAACACAGCGCGGCGTCGCATCTTTGCGTCACGCGTGGGCGGTCTGCTGTTGCGTTCGCTTCGGGACTCTGGCCGGTTGTGGATGGACTTGACGCGCCGTTCTCTCCCCAGGTGCAGTCGCATAACTGCGACGGTAGATCACCCGTCGGGCGCCATCAACTCACCCGTTCGGGTGAAACCCGACCCTCACGCCGTTGCCTCTTGCGTCGCATAAAAGCAACGGTCTACGGTGGCCAACATGCCAGCGTTGCAAAGATACGACGCACCGTCGCAATCAAGCGGCGTAGCTGTCCGGCTGCGCGTCGGCGTCTTCGATCGGCTCATGGCACGGCGAGGCGCCACAACCGTCGTCGATCAGGCTCGGGCCGTCGGCGTTCATCGGGCGACGTTGTTCCGGATCCGGGCTGGGGCGGGCACCAGCGCGGGGACCGCGATGAAGATCGCGGCCGCCTGCCAGTCCACGGTTGACAAGCTCTTCGAGCGGATCGCCTCATGACCGCCGCCGACCTCGTGGACACCCGTGTCGCGGCTGAGCGGATCGGCATGTCCTACGACTGGCTGCGCAAGCAGGTCAAGGCCGGTCTGGTCGAGTGCCACCGGTTCGGCAGGGTTGTCCGGTTCTCGGACGAGCAGATCGAACGGATCAAGGCCGATCACCTCCAGCCTGTGGCACCGGCCATTCCCGCGCTCGCGCTGCTCCGCACCAGCGGCAAGCCGAAGACGAGTCCGACGTACACCGGCGAGGCGATGTCGGCATGAGCCGCTCTGACTCCCGCCGCCCCGCCGGTCGACCCGGTCGGACACCTCGTGGCCCGGCTGGGCGCGGCCCCTCGCGCGGATCGCCGAGCCGCAGCAGTGGCGGCTGCCTTCGCAATGCCACTGTCGCGATCGCCGGCACCCTCATGACCCTGGCTCGGCTCGCTCACATGCGTCACCACCTCGGGAGGCTGTCATGACCGACTTCGACCTGCGGCGCTCGATTCGCGCGATCGTCGAGGAGACCGACCTTGCCTCGCCGGAGGAGATCACCGAGAAGCTCGCGGGGCAGATCCCGGCTCGGGACCTGCGCGCCGTGGTGACAGTGCTGCTACGCGACTACGTCCGCGTGGAGCTGTCTCGACTCCGCATGAGAACCGGCAGCGATAGCCCAGACGCGACGACGAACCGGTCCGCCAAGGTGGCCGCCATCCGTGCCGCAGCGCCCCGCTGGCTGCGTGACCGGGTGTTCGTCGGCGGTTCGGAGTGGAAACTGCTGGGCGACTGCACGGCCGACAACCTCGCGTACCTCCAGCAGGAGCGGCGGGATAACGCCGCCAGGTCCCTCGCCGCCGCCGAGTTCTTCGCCTCGCTGGAGAAGCTGGTGCGGCGCCACAAGGTTGCCCGAGTCTCCGATCTGCCGCCGAGGACACTCGGCACCGTCGGGGAGTTGGCGGCATGACCACCAAGACCAGCCGGCGGGCCACGGTAGTCGCGATGCCCGTACAGTCGCCGCTCGCCGGCTCAGACTCGCAGCCGACCAATCTGCAGACGGTGCCCGTACAACCTGCGTCGGCTGCGCCAACTTCTCCCGCGCCCAACCAGGATGCGACACCCATTGAGCGCCCGGCGCGGGGGACCAAATCAACCGAGCGCCATGTTCCCAGCGATCCCCATGGTACGGACGCGCTCGGTTCCAACGTGCCGGATCCAGTGGCCGAAGTACGCCCGATGCCCAAGCAGACTGCGTTGCTGGATCCGGCGCTCGCTCTCGCCGCCGACGTGCTCGACGACATCGAGCGAGTCCGCAAGGCGAACGCGAACCGCCTGCGCCAACTGACCCGCACCGGCGCGGACAAGGACGGCGAGGAGCGAGGCTTCGGCCTCGACCCCGACCACCCGGATGTGATGCGGCTCGGCCTGATGCTCCTCGCGCTGGAGCGGATCGAACACGACGCGGTCCTCAGCCTTCAGGGCAAGCTGCGCAAGCATCCACTCGCCCCGTGGGTCCAGGCTCAGCGCGGCGTCGGCCAGAAGCAGGCCGCGCGGCTGCTCGCTGCGATCGGCGACCCGTACATCAACTCGGCCAAGGGGCAGCCCCGCACCGTCTCGGCGCTGTGGGCCTACTGCGGCCTCCACGTACTCCCCGCCGGCCATTGCGAACCCGACACCCAGGTCGTCCGTGCCGGCGGGGACCAGCACCGCGACACCGACCAGCAGCGCAGAGGTGCCCATGCCGGGGCCGTCGGTGTCGCGGCCAAACGGCGGAAGGGTGAGCGCGCGAACTGGTCGACCAACGCCAAGACGCGCGCCTACCTGGTCGCCGAGTCGTGCATGAAGCAACGCTCCCCTGACTGCCGGGACGGCCATACAACGAACGACTCCCATGCAGCAGCCGCCGTCCCGGCCCCCAACCCGCAGGTCGGTGACGGCCAATCGACTCCCGACACCCAGGCGAGGTATGCCGTCCCGGCCTGCGCCTGCTCCCCCTACCGCGTCGTCTACGACCGCCGCAGGGCACACACCGCCGTCACCCACCCAGAGTGGACAGACGGCCACAGCCTCAACGACGCACTCCGGGTGACCTCCAAGGAGATCCTCAAGGACCTTTGGCGCGCCGCCCGCGACTGGCATCTGGTCCAAGGGGGCGCGGCATGACCGGGATCACCCTCAAGCTCGTCGACGCCTACCGAATCGACGCAGCCTTCGGTAACCGCTTGGTCGCCTGGTCCGTTCGGGACAACTACGGCTGGAGCATCCACGCCCGCGAACCCAACGGGGACGTAGCGACGGTGGACCGGGTACAGGTGGACGACCCGTTCCTGACCCGGCCGCTGGTGCTGCTGAAGCTGCACAAGGCCGCGGTGGCACGACTGGACGGTGCGGCGTGATACCCCGCTGGATCCACCACATCTACGCCGCGTTGCTCGGCTACTTCTGGGCGCCCTGCCCCGACTGCGGGAAGTACTTCGGCGGCCACGAGATCTACGAGCCGCGGCTCACGATCCTGCGCGCCACCGATACGCGCCGGCATCTTGTGGTCTGCCCTGCCTGTGAGCGGGAGAAGGAAGACCGCGCGCTGCGCTCCCTTTCGGGTGGTGCGGCGTGATCGTCTACATCTCGATCGGCAACTCCGACGACAAGTTGACCCAGCAGGAGTGGTCAGACTTCGTGATCGAGACCGACATCCTGCTGCATCCCGGGGCGCCCGGGACCCCGGTCCTCGCGCGCCACGGCAACTGGCGCAGCCGGCCGGACGATCCCTGGCAGAACGCCTGCTGGTGCGTGGAGATCAAAGAAGGTTACGCGCTACTGAGGGCCGCACTGCGCCACCAAGCTCGGCAGCATCGGCAGGACTCCATCGCCTGGGCTGAGTGCCCGAACACCGAGTTTCTCGGAGCCTCCAATGGCTAGGCGCCTGTGTCAGTACTGCCGCTGGCCGCTGAACAGGTTCGCGAAGCTGCTGCACGTCTACACCTGCCGAGGCTGCACCTACCGCATGTCGATGGGCACCTCGCCAGCACGTCCAGAGGGGGACCGATGAGCACCGCCCGACACCGGCTGTTCGAGGCGACCTGCCGTGAGCACGACTGGCTGTACCACTTCAGCCCCGACAAGCGGATCTGCCGGGACTGCCCCACGGTCCAGCCGCTCACCGAGCAGGAAGCCACTGCGGCCCGCGCGTCGCTCGTGGCCTGGGCGGCAGGCATCCGTATCACCCTCGACATCCCCGATGCCCCTGCGCGCACCCGGTCGGAGTGCGACGCGGTGGATGCGAGCCCGGTTCTGGCGGGCTCGACGTGTGGCGGCCAGCCGCTTCCGCCGAAGGCCTCCCCGGCTGGCCGCCACACCTAACCGACTCCCGGTGCGGCGTAGGTGGGGAGACCGGGCGCCGCACCGGGGCACCGACAAGAAAGCGACCGGCCGCTCGCACCAAGGTTTGCAGCCAGGCGAGCAGCCAAGACAAGAGGAGTATCGCATGAACATCACCGTCAACGTCGAGGCTGTCGACATCAACTCCGAGTTCGGGGACCGATACACCTACGACGAAGACGAGCAGCGGGTCCCGATGACGCTCGGCGACGTGATCGCCGAGCGCACCGCGCAGGTGTTCGCCAAGGACGACTCCTACAGCGGACTCCGGGGGCGGATCCGGGACATGCGCGTCGAGGAGATGCGCGCCCGCGTTGTTGCCGAACTCGATGCGGCGTTCACCCGGCCAGTCCAGAAGACGAACGAGTGGGGCGAGCCCGCCGGAGGCCCGTCGACGCTGCGATCGGAGATCGTCAAACTCGCCGAGCGGGCGCTGGCAGTTCCACGCCCCGGATACAGCAGCAGCGACCCGCGCTCCACCAGTGCGGTGCAGCAGTTCCTGACCCGCGAGATCGAGGAAGCGATCAAGAAGGAACTCGGTGCCGCGATCGCTGACGAGAAGGCAAAACTCGTCGCGGCCGTGCGCGCGAAGGCTGCCGAGTTGCTCGCGCAGGCCGTCAAGGAAGGCATCGGCCGGTGACCCCCGCCGACGGACGCCGGGGCGGGGGACGCAAGAAGCGTCCGGTCCCGGAGATCCCGTTCTCGGTCATCGAGCGCCGCTTTGAACTCGTCCACTTCGGCGCGAGCCCTGCCGTTGGCCGCGAGGATGACGGCTACTACGTCCGTGTCCTGACTGGCCAGACCTACGCGGCCGACGCGGTGCGCTCGAACTTCGACTACTTCCGCCTCGCTGCTGACGGCACTGTGAAGACTGCCCCTCGCGGCCACACTCCGATGTACAAGCCCGGCCGGGTAACGGGCATGGACGAGGCGGTCGCCAAGTACGCGACCGGCGGTGGGTCATGACCATCGCCGCGTCCAGCGTGGACACCTTCCCCGTCACCCACAACCAGCGGGTCGCGGCTGAAGCGTTGGCCCGTCCCTGCTGCCCCCGGTGCGGTATCCCGCGCTCGGACAACGACAAGCACTGGTGCCTGTACCAGGTCGACGGTGAGTGGGTCGAGCAGTGGAGGGGGTGGGACGAGTGAGCGAGGACCGCGTACTTCTCGACCCGCTCCTTGGGGCGATCATCTCAGCGAACGTCGACAACCTGGCCAGGACGAACAACCGGCTCCACTGGAGCCTTGCGAACGAGTTAGTCGAAGCAAGCGCGACTCTGTTGGCGATCCGGGACGAGATCGAACGCCTGCTCCGCGGTCCGTATGCGCCGAGCACCTACGCGATCGAACGCGCCGTCTTCCTCCCCGACTGCGCGGCCGTCGATGATGCCAGAACCCGGGTGCTCGCCCAGCGAGGCGACCTTCGCGTCTTCCTCGGCGAGGAGGTGTCGGGGTGAGCGCCGAACTGCTCCGCCGCGCTGCTGAGACTCTTCGGTCGTCTGCGGGACTAGCAAGCGAGGGACCGTGGCAGATCGGTCCGGACGCCGATGGCGAGATCACCCTTCTCGGCCCCGACCTCGGCGATCCGGACGAGCACAACCCTGATGACACCTGCTACGTGGCTCTGGTCCACCCGCCGGTCGCAACGGCGCTCGCAGCCTGGCTCGACGCTACGGCTGAGGTCGCTGACGCCAACGACGCCAGCGACGGGTTCGACCTGGACGCCGTAGACGACACCCATCGGGCTGCGGTTGCTACGGCGCGGGCCATCCTCCGCGAGGAGGAAACCCAATGACCACCCTCCTGTGGACACTCCTCGGCGCTCTCACCTTTGCCGTCCTGTGCTGCCTCGTGGGTGCTGGCCTCGCGGCGTGGGTGAAGCGGCGATTCCCCGACCACGACGAGGAGGACACGCCGTGAGCGACCTCTTTCCGACCAAGACCCGGCTCGCGCTGATGCGCGCGGTCGCGGCTGGGCACGTGCTGCAATTGCCCGACGAAGAGCGCGGGGATCTGGCCACCTTCGACACCACCGACGCAGAGATCGGCGCACCGGCACGGCGGGTGAACGCCCGCGCCGCCGAGTTGGAACGCGCAGGTTGGGTGCGGCTCATGGCGGATGACGTGACGTACCGCCTGACCGACGCTGGCCGCGCAGTGCTGGACGGTGCGTCGTGAGCGAGTTGACGCACTGGACGATCCGCGTGCTGGCCGGGTTCGCCGCGACGGTGGCCGTTGCCTGGCTGATCGCGTCCGCGATCCGCTACAACATCGCCACGAACCACGAGGTGCAGACGGCGTGCATCGAGCAGGGCGGCTCCTGGATCGCCGGACAGTGCATCCAGTTCGACGGCGGTGCACCGTGATCCGCCGCGCTGTCCTTCGCGGCCACAAAGGTCGGGCGGCCCGTCGCATCCTGCGCCGTCCCGGCGACGCTCGCCAATGGAACGCGCGGGGCAAGCTTATCGACGCCTACTGGGACGCGGACTACGCCTACGACGAGCGCGAGGAACGGCGGATGGCTGCCCGCTACGGGCCCTCTCCGGCGCAGCTCCTGCACCGCGCATACCGGAGGCGGTCATGACCTGGGCTACCGCCTTCCTTCTCGCTGCTGGCGCCGGACTGGCGCTGATGGCCCTCGTTGGCCTGATCGTCGCCACCGCCTGGCTCATTGCCGTCCTGGTCATGGGAGCGGCCGACGACGAGCCGTACGAGTTCGAGCCGCTGCACCTGATCCGGAGGGACTGAGATGGGAACCAGGGTCGACTTCTATGTTGGGCGAGGCGAGACCGCCGAGTGGCTGGGCTCCTACCCCTTCGACGGATACCCCGATGGCGTCTTCGGAGACGTACGCGACAACCAGGAGGTATTCGGCCCGATCGAGCGCGGCGAGCCGGTTGCTGAGGGTGCTTGGCGGTCGCTCGTCGCCGGCTTCCTCACAGAGAACGCCGACCGGGCCACCCTGCCCGAGCAGGGTTGGCCGTGGCCATGGGAGACGAGCGCGACGACGGACTACGCCTACGCGTGGGACGACGGCGTGATCTATGGCTCATGCTTCGGGCACCGCTGGTTCACCGTCAACCCCGACGCCAAGAACTGGGGCGAGGACGACGATGAGCGGAGCGACAAGAGCGCCGTATTCCCCGACATGACCGCGCGCAAGGCCGTCACCTACGGCCCGCGTTCAGGCTTGATCGTCTTTGGGCTGCCGTCATCATGACCGCCTTCGTTCTCTATTCGACCGCGCTCGGCGCACTCCTCGTCGGTGCCGTACTGACCGCAGCCTTCGGCTTCCCCATCGTTGCCCGTCGTGCCCGTGCCCGCACCGCCGAGGAGACCCGCGTCTACGAAGGCGTCCTAGTACTGGCGGGAGGTCCGCAGTTGCACCCGCTCGTCGAAGAAGCGCTGCCGGCGCAGTTCGGCACCCTCGTCGAGCACGCACGGCTCACCGAGAGACTTCCCATAGGGGCGGAGCCTGTCCCTGCACAGGTCCGGGATGGCGTCACCGGCCGGGCCGAAGGTCCGCGAACGTCGGGTAATGCCGCCCCCGCCGAGGTAGAACCCCCGCCGCACACCGGTGGTCCGGCGGGGTCCATCTCCTGGCCGCTGTCGTGGCGGCTCCTGTGGCCGGTGCTGCTGTTCGTCGCCCAGTTCTGGCACACCCCGATCGGCGAGCGGATCGACAGGATCGCCTCGTCGCCCCGGCTGTACTGGCTGCTCGGCCCGATGGCGCGCTGGGAGTTCGTCACCCTGCCGACCGCCGTGCCCGCCCCGGGCGGTGCGCGGCATGCGGCGCCGGACCTCGACGGCGAGGCCGAACGTCGACGCCGGGCGCTGTTCGAGCCCACCCAGGAGATGCCGGCCCTGTACGGACTGGACCCGGGCTGGCGCAAGGACTCCGGCGAGATCCCGGTGGCGCACATCGGCGAGTTGGTTGGGATGGCGACGTGAGCCTCTTCCAGGGCCGCTCCGCCGTGGTCGAGCCGGTGCGCAAGCCCCCAGCCTGCCCCGGCTGCCACTCCACCGTCGACCTGACCGACCTGCGCATCGGCGACGGCACCATGGTCAAGGCGTGCCGGGATCCCCGAGGGTGCTGTAGCCGGGCTCGGACACAGGGGATGTGGTGCAAGTGAGCACGCACACCCACACCTGCACCGCCTACAAGGGTGCAGGTCTCGACCCGAATCGGCCACGACGGTACGGCTGTACCTGTGCCTTCTGGCCGACCGTGACCGTGAAGGTTCACCTGGTCGTCATGGACAGTGGCGGCATCTTCGGTGCGTTCCTCGACGCCGAGCGGGCGAGCGAAGCGGCTCGGAACATCGAGGGTGTCGTGGCGGTACTGCCGGTGGCTGAGGACTACCGGGCGGCCACGTCATGACCACCGCTACCGTCGCTGTCACCGAGCCCGGTGTCTACGAGATGGACGACGAGGCTTACCACCGCGACCCCGTTCCCGGCGGTTCGCTGTCCGCGTCGGGCGTGAAGCTCCTGCTGCCCAAGTCCTGTCCGGCGAAGTTCCGCTACGCCCAGGACCACCCGCGCCCACCGAAGCGCGAGTTCGACCTGGGCCACGCGGTCCACAGGCTAGTGCTCGGTGTGGGCGCCGAGTTGGTCCCCATCGACTACGAGACCTATCGGGGCCTCAACGCCCGGGAACTGCGCGACGGCGCCTACGCCAAGGGCCTGGTGCCGCTACTGCGCCACGAGTACGAACTGGCCCAGGAGGTTGCCAAGGCCGTGCTCTCCGACCCGCTGGCGGGGGCGCTGTTCAGCCGGGGCAAGCCGGAGCAGTCGCTGTTCTGGGTCGACGACGAGACTGGGGTGTGGCGCCGGTCCCGGCTGGACTGGCTGCCCGACGCGAACAGTTGGAACGGCCGGGTCGTGATTCCGGACCTGAAGACGGCCGACCACGCCGACCCGGAGTCGTTCGGCAGGGCGCTGCACAACTACGGCTATGCCAGCCAGGCCGCCTTCTACGTCGACGGCGTGCTCGCTCTGGGCCTGGCCGAGGACGCCGCGTTCGTCTTCGTCGTGGTCGAGAAGGAACCGCCGTACCTGGTGAGCTTCTACGAGCCCGACGCCGAAGCGCTGCGGATCGGCCGGGAACGCAACCGGCGGGCGCTGGCGATCTACCGGGACTGCCGCGAGGCCGGCATGTGGCCCGGCTACACCACTGACGTTGAGCAGATCTCGCTCCCCCGATGGGTCGAGCGTCAACACGAGGAGTCCGAGTGACCGAGGTAGCCATCCGCGACGACGGTCCGCAGCCGTACTACCCCGACAGCGCGCTGGTCCAGTGGGCCTACGAGGCACGCCAGGCCGCCCAGATCGCCGCGTCGCTGGCGAAGACTTCCTTCGTGCCCGCCAGCCTGCGCGGAAAGCCGGATGATATTACCGCCGCGATCCTGGCCGGCCAGGAGTTGGGGCTGCAGCCGATGGCGACCCTGCGCTCCATGGACGTCATCCAGGGAACGCCGGCTCTGCGCGCGCACGCGATGAGAGGTCTTCTCCAGTCGCGCGGCCACGCCATCCAGCTCGTCGAGTCCACCGACGCCCGGTGCGTGATGCGCGGCTGCCGGCGGGGCGAAGACGTGTGGCAGGAGGTGGAGTGGACGATCCAGCGCGCCGCCGCGCTCGGGCTGACCGGCAAGGACCAGTGGAAGAAGCAGCCCCGCACCATGCTGGTCGCCCGCGCGACCGGTGAGATCTGCCGACTCGTCGCGTCGGACGTGTTGCACGCGATGCCGTACGCGGCGGAGGAGATCGACGACGACCCGCAGCCGGTGCGTGGGGCGACCGGTCCCGTGACCGCGGCCGAGATCCTCGGCGGCGCCAAGCCGGCGGCGGAGGCTCCTCCCGCCGGTGTCGACGGGCTCCCCGAGCCACCAGTGGAGTCCGAACCGCAACTCATCACCGGACCACAGCAGAAGAGGCTCCACATCCTGCTCAACTCGGCCGGGCGGGACAACCGCGACGTGGCGCTGGTGTGGATCGCCGGCATCGTCAAACGGGAGGTCGCGTCCACGAAGGAGCTGACCAGGATCGAGGCGGGCAACGTCATCGGCGCGCTGGAAGACGAGATCGCCGCAGCCGACGCCCAGCCCGAGAAGGAGTGGCCGGAGTCGGCAACGATCCCGGCTGACAATCCGGTCATCGAGGACCCGTCATGAAGGGCCCCACCGACGAGACGGTCCTGCTGGTTGTCGCCCGCGCCACCCGCGACGGCCGGGTGTGCTGCGAGTTGTGCGGCGATCCCGTCAAGGGCGACCGTGGAGTCGGTTGGGCCCTGCATCATCGGCGGTTCCGCGACGGACGGCCGGACTCCCACTCGCCGCAAAACTACCTGGTAGTGCATGGCGCTTCCAATGTCGAGTCGTGCCACGGGGTGATCCACGCCGCCAAGATGACGGCGAAGGAGAACGGCTGGGCCATCACCCGACACGGCTACGTTGACCCGCTGACGGTTCCGGTGTGGATCGACGGCGGGGCCCGCCGGGTCCTGCTCGCCGAGGACGGTCGGTACGCCGACGCACCCCCTGAGCGTGCGGCATGAATGCCCCCATTCCCAGCGTCTGCTCCACCTGCCACGGCGACGGCTTCGTCGAGGTCGTGCCGCTAGCACTGCCCGCCATCGTGGAGGTTCCTTGCCCCACCTGTCACTGCCCCTGTGGCGCGCCGTCACCCGGGGGCCCGTGCGAGCAGTGCCGTGACGAGATCGCCGAGGACACCCGACACAGGAGGCGGGCCGATGTCTGACGCCAAGCGGTACCGCCTGCCTGAGGCCCTTGGTGGTGGCGAGTACGAAGAGCACCGCCGCGCCGACGGCAGCACCGAAGCGCCCATGGGGACCGTCGCATTCCTGGAGAACGGCGCCCTCGTCTGCGTCGCCCGCGTGCTGCTGACTGAGGTCAAGCCGCCGATGCCGCCGGAGCCGCCTGTCGGGTCGTTCGTGCACCTCGCCTCGTACTACGGGGTGTATGAGCGGGTCGACCGGGGTTGGATCTCCGCCAACGACGCCGCCGCCGAGGTCTACGAGTGGGACACGCTTCTGCGGCTCAACTCGGGCGACACTCCAGTGCAACTCGTCCCGTACCCGTTCGCGGAACCGGTCGAGTTGCCATGGCGGCTCGCCATCGCAGACCTGAACCCCTTCAACTGGTCGGCGATGGTGGCCTGCTCGATCCGCCCCGACCGTGCAGCCTGCGTGACCGCCTCGGCTTACCTGACCGCTGACGAAGCACGCGCCATGGCCCGCGCTCTGTGGACTACAGCCGATGCAGCAGAGGCCACGTCATGAAGCGCGCAGACCTTGAGA